GGACGAGGTACGCAGCACACACAACTGAGTTAGCAAAAACAGATGCCAATGCTACCACTCTTGAAAAACTTTAGGAAGGAAAACAGAAAAATGTTGTATCAAGCCTGAAACATACTTTCCCACCAAAGTCCGACAGACCCAAAAATCCGAATAAAAATGAAACTCAGTTCCTGTTTAAATGTTGTTCAGCATTCTTTTGAAAGTTTTTTTTTTTAAATTAAACAACCTCTCATATCGCAAAGCAATTCCTATCTCACATCCCAGCTTCCCCCAATAACACCCGACCATGTTGTTTGCAACCAAAAACAGTTCTTATAACCTGTCTTCCCCATTTATTTTGTACCTTTGTCACACATTGAAAATCAATAAACCGAAATATTATAAAACTATGGCAAAGGAATTAGAATTAAAGTACGGCTGCAACCCCAATCAGAAGCCGTCACGCATCTTCATGCAAGAAGGGGAACTGCCTATCGAAGTATTGAACGGACGTCCCGGATACATCAATTTTCTGGATGCTTTCAACAGCTGGCAACTGGTCAAGGAATTGAAAGAAGCTACCGGACTGCCCGCAGCAGCCTCTTTCAAGCATGTCAGCCCGGCAGGAGCTGCAGTAGGAATCGAGTTGAATGACACCTTGAAGAAAATTTATTTTGTAAACGACCTACCACTTACCTCATTGGCTACCGCATATGCCCGCGCTCGTGGCGCTGACCGCATGTCTTCTTACGGAGACTTTATCGCATTGAGCGATACTTGCGACGAAGCTACCGCACGCCTCATCAACCGTGAAGTTTCAGACGGTGTCATAGCTCCCAATTATACACCGGAAGCGCTAGAAATCCTGAAAAACAAACGCAAGGGGACATACAATGTAATTAAAATAGACCCAGCTTACCGCCCTGTACCTATTGAACACAAAGATGTATTCGGTATTACTTTTGAACAGGGCCGCAACGAAATCAAACTGGACGAAAGCCTGCTGACCCATATTCCAACTAAAAGCCAGCATTTTCCAGACGAAGCAAAACGCGATTTGATTATTGCCCTCATCACCTTAAAATATACACAAAGTAATTCTGTTTGTTATGTAAAAGACGGACAGGTTATCGGCATCGGTGCCGGCCAGCAAAGCCGCATCCACTGTACACGTCTTGCCGGTAATAAAGCGGATATATGGTATTTGCGCCAACATCCTAAAGTAATGAATCTGCCGTGGGTAGAAAAAATCCGCCGTGCAGATCGTGATAATACAATTGATGTCTATATCAGTGACGACCATGAAGATGTTTTGGCTGACGGCATCTGGCAACAATTCTTCACAAAAAAACCGAAAGTACTGACCCGCGAAGAAAAGCGCGCATGGCTGGATACCATGAAGGGGGTATCATTGGGATCGGATGCTTTCTTCCCATTTGGTGACAATATAGAACGTGCGCATAAGAGCGGAGTGGCATACATAGCACAAACCGGAGGTTCTGTACGTGATGACCATGTAATTGACACTTGCGACAAATACGGCATCACCATGGCATTCACTGGTATTCGTTTATTCCATCATTAATTATTCATACTCAGTGCAAATTGCAACACGGATTTACAGATATAAAGCAAGTCATGTTTAGTCTGCAAAATCCGTGTTTACAATCCATATAAAAAATCGTCTTAAAATTTATATCCCGCTGTTACAAACCCGGTAATATTTTTCCCTTGAAGTTCTTTTTGAAGTTTGCACAGCCCTAACCGTCCTTCCACTCCTATCATATAATGCCGGTATTCCACCGACAACCCTATTGCCACTCCATAATCGAAACGGCGCAGATCAAGTCCGCCTTTGCCAAAAGTATCTATTTCAACCACATTTCCAGTATTCCAATCCGGCGTAGAAGATGATGACCAGCGATGCCCTAAAGCCTTGGTTTTACCACCAATCCCCCATGCTCCATAGGGCCCTGCAGCAACAAGTATATGAGTATTCCGATCCATTGCAAACCGGGCTGCCACCATTACAGGCAATTCCAAATAAGATACATTTACCTTCGCCTGAGCCGAAATTCCATCTGTTTCAACAGCCGTATGATTAGTCCCTTTGGAAACAAACGAGACGCCTGTTTGTAAAGACCAGACCTTATCAAAAGGGCATTCCAGACCAATGCCTAATTTATACGCCAGCTTTACTTTAGGAGATCCCATATTATCACCTATAATATTTGCCATGCCGATACCGGCCTTTATACTCCAATCCACCTGATTCTGAGCCGGAGCCACCGTTCTTACCATCACAAACAGTGCAAAAAGAAGTAGTTTTATCACCCTTACCCTATCTATTAGTGCCATATCCAAAAAGTTTGTGTCCTTAATCATAATCTGCAAATATAGCTTTTATTTTATAAACCACGTTTCATCTAAAAAAAATGGCTGCTTCTTTCTAAAAGAGAAACAGCCGTTCTTTATATATTTATAAGATTATATCTGTGGTCAGAATTTATAACCGATAGTGGCCAATGCAGAAAGATTATAAGCACTAGCACCACTAGCTACTTTAGTAAAACTTGTGCCAGTTTCAACACCTACGACTATTTTGCCAAATTCAAAAGCAACTCCTAAACCCAAACCGGCATCAAATCTTTTTAAACCATCATCACCGAAAGTATCAGCTTTTAGGGGGCACAGAATAAAAAGTACCACGAAGCATTAACGAGCGGATGCGCTGAAACGCCCTATCCATCGGCTTTTTAGAAGATTCGGGCGAATCCGTCCATTAAAAACAAAAAGTGACATTATGTTGCATTTGGGTGACATTCCACCCCTTATAAGAGTCCAATAAAGCCTTTATTGGGACATTACCACTCATTTACCCTTAAAATGCCCTAGAATAGCCTGTAAAACGGTTTTAAATAACAAAAAACGTCTAAGGGAGGCCTTGTTTTAAGGCGTTCCTTTAGTGAACTATAATTGTTAATAAAACTGTTAAAAATCGGTATGGACATTCAAATGGGCATTCAATGGGCATTCACCGTAAAAAACAAAATGTTCTAGATGGGCATTCAATGGGCATTCAAATTACCCGTTTTTTTTTATTGAGTTTTTATATATAATACATGAAAATATATCGAGATACAGGAAAAATAGTGTGAGTTTACCCCTTTAATACATATAGAATTATAGCGTATTTTATTTAATATACTGATTATTAGTGATTTATATGCAAAATACTTATATTTGCATAGATTCAAGCTGCAAATTATGTGTTGGTGTGTGAAATAGACGCGTCGGAGTGCTCCCAGTTTTATAACTGGGGCACTTTAAAACAGTGAATCTAGCCAATTCGTTATATAAGTATCAGGATATAGGCTTTAGTCTATTTTTAAGGTAATAAGATTGTTGTTCGTGTGATCCCGGGTTCCTCCGGGATCTTTTAATATAAGTTATGGATATAAATGATGTAAAATTCAATTGGAAAGAAAGAACTGATGTTTTGTCGAAAATGATCAGAACTTTCGGAAAACAAAAAACGGCTGAACAAATCGACGGGTTTATTGATAAATTAATTGCTGTCGAAGGTGATGAAGATAAGGAACTCGTTGAATTTTTGTTCAAACTACGGTGCGATGTTTTAAAGGATCGAGTTATTTAAAGCATTTTCTGTATAATATTTTTTTGCTGTTTTAAAATATTATCATTTTATTTGCATGAAATAATAAAACAACAATCTTATAAAACAAAATCATGAAAAAAGTAATGCTTATAGTACTAGCTAGTACATTATCTTTATCGTTGTCTTCATGTTATAGCTCTCAATTGTATGTAGGTGGCATGGAGGTTGATGAACCAAAGAGAGTTTTCAACTCAAAGACAAACAATCATTTTCTTTTCGGACTTATATCACCAGCGTCAAACAAAAAGGATATTAAGCAATATGTTGGAGATCGTCAAAAGTATGCAATCAAAAATCACCATACTTTTTTAAACGGTTTTTTGGAGGTTATAACTTGTGGTATCTATACTCCATCAAAAACTACATTTTATGTACCTATAAATGAATGACATTTAAAATTTTATGCCTCGTTCTTTTTAAGTTCGGGGCATTTTTTTGTAATTGTATCTTCACTCAATTATTATCTTTATTTTATGGTCGGGACATCTGTTTGCGCAGAAGAGCCTGATATACGCGATGAGCTCCGCTTTTTTTGGACAGTTTCTGCATGGGAGTCGGAGTTTGTTGTTGGGGATTCTTGCTGTTCTAGTTTAGCAAGTTTAGTTTCTAATTCTTTTATTCTTCTCTCTTTTTCCGCGATGATTTCAGCCTGTAGCTTTTTGTAATCCTCATACATATTATATATATAAGCAGTATCCATTGTATTAGGTGAAGCTGTACTTTTTATTTCATTTTTTAACATAGAGCCTTCGCCAGTAAGAAGCCAGCCAATATCTAATCTGGGGAAATTTATTGCAATGCTTTTTAATTTATCAGGTTGAATAGATACCCTCATGCCCGAAATAAAGCCTGTAGATACTCCTATTATTCTACAGAAATCAACATCTTTTATACCTTCTTTTTTTAAAAACAGTTTAAGTCTTTCTTTAACAGATACTTCCATTGCTTTGTTATTTATATTTTATTCTAAATAGATTGCAATGCAATAAATTATTCACCTTTTTCTTGGTTTAAATATTGCATTGCTTTATATTTGCGTAAGGTTTAATATAAACCGCGCCAAATATAGCAATTTTAATCCAATAAATATTGAATATGGGAAAAGTAATTAAGTTAGGCGCACAAGGCAAGAAGGAACTTGCTGTCGCCTTTAAAGTAACAATGGCCTATGTCGGACAGGTTTTGTCCGGTCAGAAAAAGGGTGGTAAAGCTCCGGCAATCTGGGAAGCCGCCAAGAAACGGAACGACAGTAAGCTGTACAATGTTGACGAAATCGTCAAGCATGAAACAGTCAAAATCCTCGACAACAAGGGTAATGTGAAAGCGGAACGTATTAATTAATAATGTATTATTATGAAAACATCGAACAACAACCAGCAGACAACAGGTCTGCAAACATTCTTCAATGACGGCATTAACGCCGGTATCCGGATGAAAATGATTGATGGAGAATCATGGTTTATAGCAAAAGACATTTGTTGCGCTTTAGGGTTACAAGATGTTAGCATGACAGTCAAGCGTTTAGATGATGACGAGAAGCTGATACAAACATTATTTGTATCAGGTCAAGGGCGAGAAACATGGACTGTTATGTATGGCTTGATCTTCCTTTCCCGCAAGCCCGAAGCAAAAGCCTTCCGCAAATGGGTAACTAACGAGGTTCTCCCCTCCATCCGTCGTACCGGCGGCTACTCCGTTCGTCCGGCACAGCGTCCGACGCTCCCTGCGCCCAAGTACCGTCCGGACTTCATCGAATGGAAACAGGCTGTGTGCCGTTATCTCAACCGGAATGATCTGAAAACGGTCGTCGCCAACATGAAAGTCACCTACTCCCATGTATGCAAGGTGTATTCCGGCAACACAATGAGCCGCCGTATAGCCGACAGGCTGACGAAGCTGGCCATATCCCACAAGAACAAAGGCATCATATATCCCGAACCTGTTCCGGTGTACAGACAACTGCTGATAGAATGGGAGGAACAGGGATGATTACTTATACGATGGGTATCAACCTTGAATACCTGAGGATCGTGATAACGATCTGGCGTGAATACGGGATGATCTGCCCCATCATCATTCCCAAGGACCAGGACGCCGAAGGGGCGGTGATGGTGAAGATAGGACCGACAACCGACATGAAGGTCGCGGAGATGGTCGACAAGATATGGGACATAGCCGGCGCAAAGCGTCTGGTCAAGGAAATAGAAAAATAAGAGAATATGAATGATGTAAAATTACCGTTAATCACTACCCCGGTGGGGGTTGGCTATAATAATGTAAATGTGTTTAGAAACCCATTAGGGGATCTGCAGATCCAACAGGCAGTACCGTCGCTTGGCCTTGACGGGACATTTTTTTTAAAAGGTGAAATAACAAATGACGCCGGAGAGGTCCGGATGATCAGAAAACATAAACTGATAAAAATTGAAAGATTATGAAGAAACTGACAGCAATTTTGAAAGGCTGCAACCTTGTGGACAAGTTGTTCAGCCTGCGTGAGAAAGAGATCAACCGTAAGATCGAGGGAGCCAAGGACGATTGCGAGAGACGCAAGGCCGAGGCGGAGATCAAGTATGAGAACTATTGCAAGGAACTGGGTGAGAAAGATGTAGACTACCGGCGCATCATCAACGGAATGCTTGAATGCAAGCAGGAGATAATGGACGCCGACGAAACGCTCAAGGTGATTGCGGAGGTGGAAGCGGACCTTCAGTCCGAGGCCGAGCTGGAGGAAGAGAAAGAAAAATAGTTCATACAACCGGTAATAGATTGAATTTTAGTTAGACATTCCGTCCCGGTTCGTGACGGATAGGGACGGAGATTTAAAAACAATTTTATAAACCAAATAAACGATGAAAAAGAAAAAAGCTATAAGAACACTGATCGAGATTGATGAAGTGTTCCAGAATGTAGAGCCCGGACATTTTTTCGTAGTAAGAATCTTCGGCATTCCGATAGCACGGTTCAACCAGATGGCACGGAATGTCGAAGAAGATGAGGAAGACGGAGATTAATGTTTATCTAGCAGTATAGGAGCGAATTTATGGGTTTGAAGAATCCCCCCTTTGGACAGCCATATACATTCGACTTCCTGAATGTCAGGATATTCACCGGTAACACTTTTAACAGTCATTCTGAACCGGTCTTTAGCGTATTTGTCTTCGCTTTTGAGATATACCACATCTCCTACTTCAAATTTAACAGGCTTTACTTTAGGCATGATATATAAATTTTAATTACACAGCTACAAATGTAGCAAAACTGCTCCGGTCTGCGACGGATAGGAGCAGAAATTTAAAAACAATTTTATAAACCCTTAAAAATGATTTGCAATGAAAACATTCAGAATAATCCATATAGTGGCCGCTGTCATCGGCCTTGTGGTAGTGCTCAGACTGGCGGACAATCTCCGCCCCACCTTCAACGAGAACCTTGCCGCCTCGGTCCTTGCAGTCGTATGCTGCCTTTCCCTTATCGGACAAAGGTATTACAGGGAGGAGAAATAGGACACGCGGTCAGGGAGCCGGAAGGCGGCCCGCGTTTCCGGTCCGACGCCGGAAACCGCACAAGGTTAAACAATAAAACGGTTGATATGGCTGTAATCTATAATGACAAGGTATGTATCTACGCCAACGAACTGATCATGTATGATCCGAAACGCAAGGTGGGTTCCGAGAAGGGCTTCCTCCCGATAGGAACATACAACACGAAGGTGAACAGAAAGCAGATTGTTGTAGCCGAGCGTGCCAGCCTCAGACGCCCCGCCCTGGTGGAGTTCGACTCGCTGGAAGTATACATACAGCAATTATACATCAAATATTACGGTGATCCCCATGAGGATGTCGAACGTGCCGCCACCAGTCCGCTTGAGAGGGCTGTAGGGTACAACGAGGCCGCCTACTCCTTCTTCACCACCTACAGGGACGGTGCGGGAAAGCCGCTCAGACCGGAGAAAGTCACGCTCTATACGCTCCAGGCACGTGTCCTGGATGCAGTCATCCGGCTGCGCGACAGCAATGCGGAATGCGGTTTCGGACGTGGCGGATCCCGTTTCAACGTATGGGACAGGCTGAGTGAGATGGTGAACGATCTGCTGAAAGTGCGGGACAGCAAAGGCAACACCCGCTATCCCCACAAACTTCCTTCGACGGGAAAGACGCTCAAGCGTAAAGTGGACCAGTATGAAGCGGAAGGCTTCATCGCTTTGGTGCACAAGAACAAGGGCAACACGTCCGCCGCCCTGATACGGGACGAGGAGGACGAGGCGATCATGCACAAGCTGCTTTCCCAGCATATGAACTTGAATAACGCACAGATCATGGAACAGTACAACAAGATAGCCTCCATATTGGGGAAACCGGAAATCAAGAGCCCTGTCACGGTGGACAGGTACCGGAAGATGATGGAATCCACCACCCTGGGGCACCAGCGCGGTACCGCCGCGCTGAGGAACTCCCTCGAGATGCAGCACAAGCGCGAGGCTCCGAAGACCGCCATGACCTATTGGACACTGGACGGATGGGACGTGGAACTGGTCTACCAGAAGAGGCAGCCGGTGGACAAAAAGGTGAACGGTGAGACAAGGACTTACAAGAAAACCACCTACCACAACCGCAAGACCATCGTGGTTGTGCTGGACGCCTGCGGCAAGTACCCGATAGGATACGCCGTCGGCGACCATGAGAGCCCGGCATTGATACGCGAGGCGTTGCGCAACGCCATCAAGCACGCCCGGGAACTGTTCGGTGCACGGTACAAGCCGCTGCAGTTGCAGAGTGACAACTACCAGAAGGGGGTGATGGTTCCGTTCTATGAGGCGATGACGGTGCACTACATCCCCGCCGCGCTCCACAACGCCAAGGCCAAGATCATCGAGCCCTACTTCAATTATCTGAACAAGACGTACTACCAACTGGAGAAGAACTGGAGCGGGGTGAACATCAACAGCAAGCGCGGCTCCCAGCCCAATATAGAGATCCTGAACTATAACCGCCACCTGATCCCCGACGAGGAGGGCGTGCTGGCGCAGATACACGGTATCATGCAAAGGGAGCGGGCCAAGAAGCTGGAGGCGTACATGGCCGCATGGGAACGCACCCCCATGGAACGCCGGATGCCGTTCTGCGACGAGGAATACCTGTTTCTCATGGGCGACACGACGGGACGCACCAACCGGCTCACCGGCAAGGGGCTGCTGATCGAGCTCTTCGGGGAGAGGATCAATTATGAGAGTTTCAACATGGAGTTGCGCAATCATTTCCACGAGGACTGGTCCGTGCACTACGATCCCGACGATTTGTCGCAGGTGCTTATCGTCAATGCCGAATCCACCAAAGGGCACCGGCTGGCAAAGGAGACCGGGGACCTGAAGTTCCTCCTGCAGCGTGACATGAAGACACCGATGGCCCTGATCGACCAGAAACCCGAACATTTCGAGCACCGCAGGAAGGTGGACGAGTTCAACCGGCAGTTCGAGCGGCGGTATGTGGCCAGACAGGAGCAGGTGGACGAGGTGATAATCGCCATGCAGGAGCGGAACCCGCTTCTGAAGAGCAACAGCCTGTTGGACCGTGCCCTGCTCACTGACAGCCGGGGACGGCACAAGGACCGCAAGTATGAGGCACGTGGGCAGACGGTGGAGGACGTGGATTTTGAAGAGATTGCGCCCGGACCTCTCAGGGTTCCGCCCCCTCTTGCGGATGACGATTACGAATGGGACGACGCCGACATGAATTTTTCAAGATGATTTAATAACACTTAAAAAACAGCATAATTATGGATAAGGAAGCATTGAAACAGTACATAGAGAATTTGATAGCCCGTGGTTCAAAACCTTCAGAACTGGCCCGTCGCTGCGGCGTGTCCGACGCGGCGATGTCCCAGTTCCGTTCCGGCAAGTACGGTGCGAATGACGACAACCTGGCGGTCAGGATCGCCACAGGCCTTTATTTCTATGAGAATTCCCGCAATGTGGTTGATACCGTAACCTCTTACCGGCAGGTGAAGCGGGCGTTCGAGGTTGCCAGGGGAAAGAGCAAATGGGTATGTGTCAGCAGCCGCAGCGGAAGCGGAAAGACCCAGTCTCTGATCGACCTGTACAATCTGTGCGGTGACAAGGGGGTTGTATATATCAAGTGCCGCAAATGGAGCAGCCGCAAGTTCCTTACCAAACTGGCGCAGGCCATGGGAGAGAATGTGACGCGCTATATGGATAATGACAGCCTGCTGGACCTGTGCATCGCGCACATGAATTCCCTGTCCTCCTATAAGCCTGTCCTGCTGATTGATGATGCCGGCAAGCTCACGCATTCGGCCATGTGCACGCTTATTCCCCTGTATGATGACACGCTGGGGCGCATGGGGTGTCTGGTGGCCGGCACGGAAACGCTGGAGCGCAATATCAGGCGGTATGTGGGACGTATCGAAGGGTATGACGAGATAGACGGGCGTTTCGGCCGCAATTACATCACCCTTCTGGGCGCTACCAAAAAGGATGTCATCGCCATCTGTATGGCCAACGGTGTGCAGGACAGGGAGACGGCGGAAGAGATATGGGGAAAACTTCCCAAGGTCAAGAAGCAGCCGCGTGAGGACGATCCCCGCCAGGTATTGTTCGCCGATGACCTGCGCGAGCTTTCGGGAATGATAGACAATGTGGTAATCAGACAGGAAATCAGCAACGGAGGAGCCGGCTTATGATCAGGTCATTGTCGTTTGACAACATATTGAACAAAAAATACGAATACATCCCCTTTTCCAAGGATTTCATGGATGCCTTTGGAAAGAGGCAGAAATCCGGGGCGTGGATCGTATACGGCAAGTCCGGACAGGGAAAGACCTCCTTCACCTTCCAGTTGGCCAGGGAATTTGACCGTATCGGCTACAAGGTGCTGTTCATTTCCCTTGAGATGGGTGTCGAGTCCGATTTCAGGGACTCCCTGCTCGGATTCATGAATTCGTCAAGGAGCGGGATGCTGTTCTGGGACGAGGTCCCCACTTTCGATGAGTTTGACGAATTCCTCGGGAAACAGAGATCCCCGGACGTGGTCATCATCGACTCCCTGCAGAGTCTTGAAGGCGAGATGGACGTCACCGCCAAACAGCTGGTCGAGCTCAGGAAGAAATACAGGAAGAAGATATTCGTATACATCTCCCATGTGGAGGGGAAGGAGGTGCAAGGCACGGTGGCCTACAGAGTCAAGAGGGACTGCTTCTCCCGCATAGAGGTGAACGGGTTCTGCGCCCGGTACATGAGCCGTGGTGTTCCCGGTCCGAAAGGATTCTATGTGGTCTGGAAGGAGGGCTATGAGAGATGCTGGCTCAGGAACAGTGACGAACCATTTAACAGCAATAGCAATGAACAAGACAATTGAATTACCCGCGACAAATGCCCAGAAGCGGTGCATACACCGCCTCAGACGGCAGTTCGGACTGGACGAGGATGAATACAGGCATCTTGTCCGGCAGTTCAGCGGCGGACGGACAACGACGTCCGCGGAGTTGTGCAAAAGCGAGGCCGCAAGGCTGATCGGGAGGCTGCTCGATCCCGACGGAAGAAAGGATCCGGAAAGACGGGAGAAACTGGCACTGGTCAAGGCCATTTACGCCGTGTCAATGGACATCGGTTTTCTCAACAGGAGCTACCGCAGCGACAATCCCGTGGAGGTTGAGATGAACAAGGCAAAGATCACCTCCTTCCTGAAGAGCCACGGAGGATGCAGGAAGCCGGTGTCAAGCCAGAACCTGGAGGAACTGAAGGCCACACTGAAACAGCTGAAGGCCATAAGACGGAAGGAGGAGGTATGAGAATGAAGCACCTTGTGTACGCGATATCCGCCCTCTCGGCTTTCACGGGCATGATAGTTAATGATGACTTCTGGGCGAAGTCATGGTCACTTAACGCCATGTTATGGATTCTGGTAGCATGGACAAACGATAATAAAAACAACAATAATGACAATGGAAAAGACGAAATTCGAAAAGGAATGTGCTGACATGTGTGCCGATTGCCACGCCAAAGGGCTGGACATCTGCCGGGAGGATGCGGACACCGTGCAGCCGATATTCGCCCGGTGCGGGCTGTGCGGGAAGGTGTTCTGTGAATACAACAACCACATGACCGTGAACCATCTCTGCTGGGAATGCCAGACAGCCATAGAACAGAACGTTGACTGCAACGAGGAGATAATCGACCCTGATTTATTCAGGAATTTATTCACTAATAAATAAGAACAGATATGGATATCAAGAATTTATCTGAAAAGGAACGTGAGGCCCTGCTAAGCAAGCTGCAGGCCGAAAAGAAAAGAAAGGACGGGGACCGAAAGAAGAACTACCAGAAGCTGCGTGTCAGATTCCTCGCCTCTGTGGAGAGGAAGCTCCGCAAGTATATCAAGGACGGCCAGGAGTTCAAGGAATGGCTCCGTAAGGAGGCCACCGCCTACTATGACCAGCTGAAGGAGTACGGCGGCCTGAAACGTGACGAGCAGCTCGGGTTCGAGGTGAAGAATGACACTTTCAAGGTCTCCGTCAAAGGGAACCGGGTCAAGGGCTTCGACGAGAGGGCAGACGTGGCAGAGAAGCGCCTTGTGGACTACCTGAACGCATGGATCGGCAAGAAGGGCGATGACGGGCGCAACCCCATGTACAAGCTGGCCATGTCGCTGCTCCAGCGCAACGAGGCCGGGGATCTTGACTACAAGTCCATCTCCCGCCTGTACGAGCTCGAGGATGACTTCAACGACCCCGAATATTCGGAAATCATGCGGCTCTTCCGTGAGAGCAACGTGGTGGAAGGCACGGTGATCCGCTTCTACTTCGAGGAGAAGGACGGAAATAATCAATGGAAAAGAATAGAACCCTCATTTAACAAGATGTAAATTATGACGCACAATTGGTTTGAATGTTCCATCCGCTACGAGAAGGTGGCGGAGAACGGTATGAACAGGAAAGTAACGGAAGCCTATCTGGTCGATGCGCTCAGCTTCACGGAAGCGGAAGCCCGTATTATTGAAGAAATGAACTCGTATATCAGCGGTGAGTTCACCGTATCGGGCGTCAAACGCGCCGGTTACAGCGAACTGTTCCCCTCTGAGGAAGATGCGGCCGACCGCTGGTTCAAGTGCAAGCTGTTCTTCATCACGCTGGACGAAAAAAGCGGAGCGGAGAAAAAGACCCCCACTACCGTACTGGTACAGGCTTCCGACCTTCGCGATGCCGTAAAGAAGCTGGACGAAGGGATGAAGGGCGCGCTGGCGGACTATGTCATCGGCTCGGTGGCCGAGACCGCCATTATGGATGTCTATCCCTACACTGCTGATGTGAAACCTGAATTCTCCGGCGATGATAAGAAGGAAGTTTGACCATCCCCATGTAGTCCTGTGCCGCACATGCTGCGGCCGGGGCTTTCTTGAGAACCTGGACGAGCTGACGGACACCGTAAGTACCGTTACCTGTCCCGGCTGCGAAGGGAGCGGACGTGTGGTCGTATCCTCCGTTACCCTTACCACCGTGGAGCCTTATGATCCCGAATCCCCAAATCTCGCGCTGTATGGAAAAGGACGGAATGAATGAGTATCTGCTGAAAAATTTGGAGAGGGCCAAATCCGCAATGGAGGAGATACTGGATGAACCAAGACTCCGGTGCCGGGAGGGCTGGCATAAGCGTGACAGGGCGTTCCGTCCGCAGAGTTTCAGGAAAAGAACCACCTGGCACCGCATAAGGAGCCGGTGCTTTTAAAACAGATTTAAGAACCTTTTAAACGACAATCTTATGAACCTGAGAAAAGACAACAAGGAAAAGAAACCGATGCAGCTTATACTGGACGAGATCTCCGGAATGACGGGCGTCTCCCAGGAGATGATCCTGTCCCGGATGATATCCAGGAACATATCCGATTCAAGGATGCTGTTCTGCTATATGGCGTATGAGGAAGGGTATCTGTTCCGTGAGATAGCCTCCTTCCTGAAGATATCCAGATGCAGGGCGACAACCGCGTATTATGATGTGAGACTGAGAAAGGAAAAGTTCCGCCCGATCATTGCAAGGCTGGCCGGATGCGGAACACCGGACTTTCCGCCAATGGAGAAGGAACATCAACCGGGAAAAAAACAAATGGACATCCTATGAGAACAACAGATAAAAACAAACGGTATCCCATTCCGGAATTCCACTATGAGATAAGCAGGAATGGTGAATTATGGAACACCAACACCGGAAGACTGATAAGACCCGGTTCGGACGGACGTTACTTGGTAAGAAAACAGAAGCGTATGTATCGGTTTACTTATGGCAGGCTTCTGTATGCGGCTGAACATGGGATATGTCCTGATTCCATAAAAGGGATAGTCATTATGACGGAAGATAACAAACCGGTTCTGACGACACGCGGGGATTATTGCAAGAAAGTCATAATACCTTTCAGACACGGTTCTTCCCAAAGAGATCTGGTCCAACGCTATCGCGAGGCTGTCCGTATAGCCGAAGTCATGATAGGTTTTTATGAAGAAGGTAATATGGAGGATATGGTGTCCGTTTTTACCATTTACGAATCAAAGGTCAAAGGCTATATGTATTCAGGAGGATTCACCAGCAGCCAGGATGTTATAAAGGAAGCGTGGCAAAGTATCATCACCCGTGTAATATCAGGTGTGTGTAAAAAGAAACTGTTCACAATTGATCCTTACAATTATCTCCGCCGGTGTGTACGCAGCTATTTCAATGAAAGGAAAAGGGAGCGTATGGTATTGGTCGGGACACCGGAAAGGAGAAAAGGGCAAATGACCTATGATGAGATTATGGAAGCATTATAATTCAAAACGGAATGGAAATGAAGCAAAGTAAATTGACTCACGGCTCCCTATTTAGTGGTATTGGCGGTTTTGAATTAGGTGCCGAAATGGCAGGAATTAATACTTTATGGAATTGTGAATTTGAGGAACATAAAAGGAAAGTTTTAAAACGTCATTTCCATGATGCAATACAATACACAGATGTTTGCACCACTGTATACCCTCCTTATGTAGATATTATTAGTGGGGGATTTCCTTGTCAAGACATATCAATAGCAAATGTTTCAAAAAAAAATGGGAAAATGGAAAAGTTAAAGGAATCAATGGAGAACGTTCTGGATTATGGAAACAATATAAAAGAATTTTGGGGGAAGTTAGACCTAAATACATCATGTTTGAAAACAGCCCAATGCTCACTATTCGAGGATTCGAGCAAGTCCTTTGCGACCTTTCCAAAAGCGGGTATGATGCGGAATGGCAATGTTTATCGGCTTCGCAATTTGGGTTCAATCACAGAAGAGAACGTATTTACGGCATTGCCTACTCCAGCGAAATCGGACGCAAAAGTCGTATTGAAATCTTCCGTCCAATACAAGAGATATTACATGAAAGGACACCAAGACAAAGCCCTGTATCAATTCCAATTAAACGGTTTAACAGCAAATCAAGCTATGATGATGTACGAATGGATGATGGGTTTTCCGATGGATTGGACAAGAGAAGAATAGAAGATATGGGTAATGCGGTGATACCAGTGATTGCCTACTATCTATTTGAATGTATTAAGATTTTCGATAAACAATTAGAGTAAAACTGAACAGAAATGAGTGAATTATATATACCGCCTGAGCGATTTGAGAGAGACTTAATTACCGGACGATTTTTAAAAGGTTGTGTTTCTCGCAACAAGGGTCGTAAAATGGTTTATCATTCAAAACGTTCCAAGGCCAGAAGTATAAAAAATCTGTCTAAAGGTCGTGGGGCTTGGCATAAGACTGGTGCAGGCATGAATAAAAAGAGCGTTGTTTTGATAAAGGATGAGAAATTATGTGGAGTATTCCCTTCGATACAAACGGCTGGTAAGATGATTGGCGTGGCTCCTTCTTTGATCAGTGCTATATGTCGGAAAGTGAGAGGCAAACATACGGCTAATGGATACAGATGTTTTTTCGAAGATAGCAATGATTGGTATAATTTAATTAAACAAGATTATGAATAGTGACAGACAGAAGATATTAACTGATTATATTTCTTACTTGTATACAACAAGAAGAACTTATAATACCATCGGTCAATATATCAAATATGTAACGGATTTTCTTGAACGTACTGAAGATGTCAATCGTCGTGGCTATCTGGTTTATAAGCGTGAAAATGCCAATATGGGGGCACGTTATCCATTGATGAGTGAAGCCATTTGTGATTTATTACACCACCTTAAAATTGGATATAACCGCCGAGAGCAGAAGATAAAGACGTTAGAAAGACTTGATGCCATTTCAGATAAGAATAGAAAACTGTTGAATGATTTTATAGTGTGGTTAACCGACAACAATGATTATTCGCCACATACAGTGGATGTTTATCATACATCCTTGAAACAATACTTTGAATATGCCAATGTCATAAATATGGAAAACTGCAAGCGGTTTATACGGACTTTAGAAGAAAAATCATTATCCCCACAGACTATCCGTCTGCGTATCACCGCTTTGGAAAAATTTTCTAAATGGCTAAAAAAGCCGATAGAGCTTAAGCGGCCTAAGATGAAGCGCAAGCTCGATGTGAACAATGTCCCGACAGAAGAGGAATACAACCGCTTACTGGATTTCCTGAAAACGAAATCCAACAAGGACTATTACTTCTTTGTCAAGGTATTGGGTACAACGGGTGCCCGTCTGTCGGAATTCCAACAGTTTACGTGGGAAGACATCATATCCGGGGAAGTAGTATTAAAAGGAAAGGGTAACAAGTACAGACGTTTTTTCTTCCAAAAAACAATTCAGCAGGAAGCGAAGGTTTACGCTAAAGAATATGGTAAAACCGGGATTTTTGCGGTAGGGAGATTCGGCCCGATCACACAGCGTGGCTTTTCCCAGCACTTGAAAGCATGGGGAAAACATTGCGGCATTGATCCAAGGAAAATGCACGCGCACGCCTTCCGGCATTTCTTTGCTAAAATGTTCCTGAAAAAAAACAAAGATGTTATTCAACTGGCTGACCTTTTAGGTCATGGGAGTGTAGACACAACAAGAATTTATTTACAGAAAAGTTATGACGAACAAAAAAAAGATTTTAATCGAAACGTTACATGGTAGTGTAGCGCAGCTCAATGAACTGTCATCCATGACCGAAGGGATAGACATCTATGACGATACCGGGTGTGTTGACACTGATTTTTTGATAGAAGCGATATCTTGCGTCAGTGCCTTCATGGACGCAAGCAACATAGTTGTTCAAAAAATATCTTCACTTTTAGCGCCGGACGCTTCAACGGACGAAAAGAAAAAACAGGCTGATGAAGGTAAGAAATGGAGCGTGGAAGAGATATTGAAACATTGTACTCTTGAGGATGGTGTTCTCAAACTTCCCCAAGTTCAATTCAATAAAAAATCTTATGCCGAAGCAAAAAAGTGGATAGAAGAAGCCGGCGGCTCATGGCAAGGTGGGAAGGTACAGGGTTTCACATTTCCTTTTAATCCGGAACGTGTGTTCTCCATCTTGAAAGAAGGTAAGCGATGCGATTTGCAAAAAGATTTTCAGTTCTTTGAAACACCTGCTGATATTGCAGACTGGCTGGTAATGCTTGCCGGTGGAATTCATGAAACAGATACCGTACTTGAACCAAGTGCCGGACGTGGTGCTCTGATAAAAGCGATTCATCGGTCGTGCCCGTCAGTAACAGTTGAATGTTATGAACTGATGCCAGAAAACAGGGAGTTCCTTCATACACTTGATAACGTAATATTGCTTGATGAAGATTTTACGAAAGACAGTGTAGGGCATTACACTAAGATTATTGCTAATCCTCCATTCTCCGGCAATCAAGACATAGACCATGTAAGACTTATGTATGAACGCTTGGAAGAAGGTGGAATTCTTGCAGCTATAACTAGTCAGCATTGGAAATTCGCGTCTGAAAAGAAATGTGTTGAGTTCCGGGAATGGTTGGAAAAAGTACATGGAGAAGTGTTTGAAATCAGCGCTGGCGAGTTTAAAGAGAGTGGAACGACTGTTAGTACAATGGCGGTAGTTATAAAAAAATAATTCATAACTGAATAGAAATGAATAAAACTCAAAAGAAATTGTTGGCAAGGCTTATGGCTGTTACAAACAGCCTTGGCGGAACGCTTGACGGTACTGCTACCTGTGAGCAAAAATACATTGATAGGCAACGTGCTCACAGGCTCTCATACAAGGTCATATATGGTTTATTTGGCGATAATCCTAACAATCCCTATCGTGAAGATGATATAAATAATGCCTATAAAGCTATTGAGGAAATGGAGAAACTGGTACAAAAGGTATATCCTGACCGGAGTGGCTTTTTGAAAAATGAAGAAAAACAATAACCCTCAAAACTGATGAAAAAAAGAATAAGAAATAAAATGATGAATAATCCCGGAAGGTATAAGCTACATCAGTATTTGAAATATGCTCACCAATGGGCGGATACAGTCAGCTATAAATGCCGGTTATATTTGATATTGGATAATGGGAAAATAGTAAAAACCGATTAATAACATTAAATTATGAAACAGACAGTAGAAGAAGCGGCAGTTGATTTTGCCGATTATGAATTAAAGAACTTAGACAAGCTACCTTTTGTGGTTAGTGCAAAGGCTGATTATGATAACGGTTTGACAAAAGGGTTTAAATCTGGCGCAGAGTGGCAGTCAAAGCAATCACCTTGGATAAGTGTGAAGGAACGGTTGCCGGAAGAAAACAAAGAATATTTAGTCGTTCTTGACAATAGAGTGGTATACGTAGCTCAATATAATAAGAATAATAAATCTTGGCTCATATATGGAACTGGATATACTTATAATGTTGTCGCTTATATGCCCATCCCATCTTTCGATGAGATACTCGAAGAAAATAGGGATGTATTGGAACGGATTAAACAGAAAGGAGATTGAGATATGGATAAGGAAGAATTAACCATTAGCTTAGCGGAAGCATATAGGGAGATATATCTATTAAAGTTGATTAATATCAAGCTAAGGAAACATGTAGACGAACTTACTGGGTATATTCAAGAATTTTCACCTGTATTTACTAAAGAATAAAAATATGTATAATAATAGATGCTTTCATTATTGGAATAAACTAGTAAGACCATACAGATAGGGAGTAAAATCCCTATCTTTTCTTTTCATACTTCCTTTTCATTTTTCTTCTTTCCACCCGTGTCATTCCCATGCTTTGAGCAATACCGAACAGGATTTCCTTTTCCGAATCGTTAAGCATATCATATACTTCTTCTTTGCTTTTTCCGCTAATCATAGCCATAAAAATCTTTTTCATAATGATTTATTTTAGTTTTTTCTTACAACAATCGCAAATTTCGTCTTTTATAGGCTTTGTAAATAAAGCACCTACATATCCTGCAAGATATCCGGCTTCTTCTGATGAAGGCTTTATGCCGTAATAGTCAATTATATGACCAATCATGTGTTGTTTTTCATGCTCCAGTGTATTCATAAATTCTTCATCAGACGTACTGTGACTGATAATAATTACAGTACACTTGTCGTTTGAATATGTGACACCGTAATTGTATTTTTCAGTCTTTATCTTATCCGTTATCCTGTTCAGCAAATGAAAAGGACAGCCAATATATTCTAACCTGTATATTGCTCTTAAGTAAGAGTGTTTGTCTACAGAATAGAACACATCAACTGTCCAATCATATTCTTCGATGTATAGTCTTTGTCGTACCATAACAATTAAATATAATCTTCCCAGGAAAACGGAGTTCCACAAGCTATACATTTAGCATAATACTCATCTAGAGCACGTGTAGGGCTTCCGTCAACATCATCAAGATAATCTTTCACAAACATACAAGCGTATTGTTCGTTGACTATAGACGAACCCATATAATCGGCACGTACCATATTCAACACATAAACCTTGTTGTATTCTACATCATTCTTCAATTCAACATTGAATTGTTTCATCAATGCTTCTACTTGATCCTTGTCATACGGGTGTAACTTGTTTCCGTTTCTATCTTTCATCTTTGAAACGGCATATTCACATAATTTCTTTGAGAAGTTCCATCCGTGTTCTGCAAGATATTTTTCCATCCCAGAAGGAAGTTTCTCATATACATCTAATCTTGTTCTTTCCATAGCTCTTGTTTTTAAAGAAAAACAGCCCGTAGTAAACCACTACGGGCTTAAATCAATTGAATTAGCGTCTACGTCTAGCGTAGGGACCAGTACCTTTGACTCCACGTCTTTCTCCGTATTCATCATCATCGTCCCAAATGCGCCCATCATCGTCCATTCTTCTACGCATTCCACGTTCACCATAACGGCCATCCATTTCTTCCATAGCGTCACGATAACCTTCTTTATATGCTTTTTCTAATTCCCGGTCCATATCTTCACCTTCAAAGCTACGGCCCATTCCATATACTTTCCAACCCATAGTATTTATTTTTTATTGTTGTTGTTATTATTATTGTTTGTATGTTGCACGTCAGGCAATTTGATACCAGAAGCAGCAAGTTGTGCAAGTATATCCTTTATCTGTGACAATTCACCTTTAAGTTCCTTCATCTCCTTGTCCTGCTGTGCCTTTTCGGCAAATGCAGGATTCAATGCTGTAAGCATCTCATCGCAGCTTTTGATTACTTTCTGATGGTATTCCACAGATTCCACAACCCTTACACTACTTATTTTCATTGCTTCTATCTCTGCATTGATGGCATCCTTGCTTTCCGATACAACCACATTTCCGCCTACTTGGGAAAAGTCTGCTATACTAAGATTGGCTGGCAACTTTTGAAAATCAAGAGTATCATCTCCAACCTTAACTTTCACATCCACAACCATTTCATTTTGCGGAAGAGGATATGCTGTATATCCGTTCTGATATTTAGGAACAGGATTTGAAACACTTACCACAGTGCCCACATCACATCTTGGGTTTTCCCCTTTATGCAATATGAAAAACTGCTGTCCTTGTCGTATTGATTGAAACATACTTATTCTAACTTTTTAATATCATTTTACAGTGCTTCTAGCCTGTGCGGCAGTAGCAGGTGCAACGATATGATTAACTACTTGAAATATCCCATTACATTTGTCGTAATAGACAAAGTATTTATTGCCTTGTGAAATTTCACTAGACGGAATCTGATCTCCCGAACCGTTTACCAAAGGAACCTTGCTTGTGGATGTTGATGTGGTATTTGTCAATGTGGTAGCCACAGAAACAAGATACGCATCAGATCCGGCAGCAGGAACATGATTTACACTCAAGAGCAAAATACCTTGATTTGGCAATCGTCTGAACAGACACGGGTTAATACCATAGATAACCTCTGAATTTGTCGTATCTGTCGTTACAGAAGACGTCCTAACAAACGGTATTCCTCCAAAGTCAAGTCTATGTACTCCTTTAAAACGGTTAGCGTTATATCCCATCATATAAGGATTAAAAAAATAACTCATAACTTTTCCCTTTCTTTAGAATTTTATTATTTTTGCATCGGGATAGATAGGAGCGATCAACCTATTGAAAAGGGTTTGCTAACGCCCTTCCCTCTTTTTCCTATGTTAGCATCACTAAAATAAGTTAGCAATGACAAACGAAGAATTTATTAAGAGCATCTCCTTGGAAGGAGAAATTTGGAAGGACGTAATCGGATATGAAGGAACATATATGGTTTCTTCAAAAGGACGTATTTGCTCCCTTGGTAGACTATTGATTAATTCAAAAGGCATTAAAAGATGGTGGAAGCCACATATTATGAAACAGTCTAATGATGGAAAAGGATATTTTATTGTAAATTTATGGTTAAATAATCATAGTAAAATATGTTATGTCCATAGATTAGTTGCCAAATCATTTATAGATAATGTTAATCATTATGACCAAGTAGATCATATTGATGGAAATCCTAAAAATAATAATGTTTATAATCTAAGATTTTGTACTCAAAAAATGAATTTAAGCTATCCTTTAGCTCGCAAACATAATTCAGAAGCCCAAAAAAGAAGATTAATGCTCTTTCATCCAAATTCAAAGAATGTAGTAGGAATAAATACTACCAATAATTCAGATATAATCTTTTTGAAATCACAATCTGAATCAAAAAAACTAGGATTTATCCCTTCTTGTGTTTCTTTATGTTGCAGAAATAAAATCAATCAACATAAAGGATATAAATGGATGTTTTTATCCGATTACGAAGCCCAATTCAATAAGTCAAAGAACTCTTAACTACATTTTAGCAATTGCAACCACAGTTGTCACCAGCAGCGTAACCTGCGCCAAAACCAGCCATGAACGGATAACCATATCCACAACCGCAATTTGGATTAGGCACTATATAGGATGGAACCGGGCACGGAGCCTTAAGTTGTCCAACTATATTTGCAGTCTGGGCCTGTTGAGAAGCAGCCAGAGCCAAATTGCTGTTTTCCTGACGTAACTGCTGAATTTCACGTTGCATTTCTCTCTTTTCCAACTCGCAGAATCCACTTTGGATGATTTGAGTTTGAGCGTCAATCTTTGCGCCAAGAATGTTAAACTGAGTGTTTGCATTGCTTGTCAAAGTATTAGTCTGCTCTACCGTAGCCAAACGGCTATCACATCCTTGACGTTCAATAGCTGTACGGATATCACAGCAGCAAGAAGCAAGCTGAGAACCGATAGCTGCACTATTGGACTGAATTGAGTTGATGATCTGTTGAGAGGAAAGACCTACCTGGTTACCAACTTGCTGAATCTGTCCTTGAATTTGGCAGATAGCATTCTGTAACTGTTGAGTAGAGCAGTTCAAAGAGCTAGCCAACTGATTGATAGCTGTTCCGTTTCCTTGAATAGCGTTCATCAACAATTCACGTCCTGCTTCATTGTTCAATTGAGCAGGGATTCCGTTTGCTCCATTGCCAAACCCGTTACCGAATCCGTTACCACCCCACAGGAAGAAGAGCAGGATAATCCAGATCCAATAACAACCAGCACCACCCCAAGCGTCTTGATTTTTGTTACCATTCATCAAGGCAGCTACAAGATTGGGGTCTAATCCTTTATTCTGCAACAGTGCAGGAATCATTGACATAATACCTGCGCTTTCTCCAGCGGCAGGATTGTCGAACATAAAAATTTTGTCTGAACCCATAATATTGTAATTTAATGTGTGTGTATTATAACTCCCGTAAAGACTGTGCACTCATCTTTACGAAAGTAAATTTACAACATGGGTGGTCTAAACAAAAAATAAAAATTTCGTAGTATAACTTATTGTGTTTCAGATAGTTTAAACTTGTTAAAATAAGTTATTTACTTGTGAGTTGTTTTTCCTATTAGTATATTAGCGCAATAATTTTAAAATAGAGGAATTGAAGATGAAAGAATTAAAAAAATGGAATAATAATCCAATAAAGATTACGTATTTAATACCTAGTGGAAACAAGTACGCTTATATAAAATTAGGTGACACTGTTGATCTGATGAACGGAACATATAAAATAACCGCTTTGGATAATGAAGAAAACATTTTCCAAGCGGTTAATATGGAGAATAAAGATGATTGTGTTACAATGTACGCATATGAGGTTGTCTAGTTTTTAGTCTTGTATTTACCCCTTGACTTCTTTGGACGTATAAGCCCGTTCTTTTTAAGAGCATCTAATGTATCTTTTAAATATACGGGTTTTGTCATTCCTTGTACTCTCACGGGTGATAATAACGGTTGTACGGGATGAAACTTAGTACCTTTGTATGTAAGCCTTGCAAACTCGGTGTCGCTCACATCAAGGTACTTTATGGCATTTTCTCTATCAAAATAAGACGGTATGATAGTGGATTTGTTTATCGCATCAGTTAGAAAGTTAAACTGGTCTGCATTAACATTTGAATTTCCACTTTTCAACGCTAGAGATATTCCGTCAAGCAAGGAAGCTAATATAGTGTTATAATTCATGCCCATGACTTACTCGATAGATGATATGTTTGCTGTTCCCGTAACACTTACCTTGCTTCCTGGTGTGACTGAAAAATATTCCACCGTTCCTGCCGGGAGAAGCATTCCTGTTGGTGCTATTCTGCTTGATCTGCTTTTCGTTTCCTGTACCAATGAGATACGGCATCCATCCGATGTCGCTACTCTTATAAGGTTTGACAATGCTGTGTATTCCTTGTCGGTTACATCTTCCGATGCTGATATTCTTGCAGCTACGATACCTTTTAACGCTTCATCCTTTGAAGCGTTTTTGGTGGAGAAATACCCACCTATCTGTTGTTTATCATTGTTCTCCATATCCTTTCAAGTAAGATTGTTTCACACTTTCGGCAAACTCGTTCAGCTTTACATAATCCGGGTCAAGTTTGTTTAAAATACCTTTTCTGAGAGCCGCTTCTTCCTCTCCGTTTGGAAATTCATCCTTTATGGCGGCATCTACCGTTTTGTCGTATGATACAGGGTTCTTTACACGCTGTACATCGGCTTTCCACTTTTTGACGAACTTTTCCTGTACAATATTTCCCATATCGTCCGTTTCGGGTTCGTCAACTTGTTCAATGTTTAAATGAACATTGCTATATCCAGTGCCTAAATCAAAGATAAAGGCAGGCTTCTCGTCAAAAATCAAACCTCTTTCCATAGTTTAAATATCTAATGTTCCATCAAAATAATAACCCCTATTGAATTTTATGACAACATCTTCCAATGGTAAAAGGCTTTTGTCTACTTGGGAAAGGAATGCTCCTAATGTTTCGTATCCGCCTTTCACAAAGCATTTTTCTCCTTTGAACAGTATCTGCATTCTTACCCATGTACTATTGTCCTTCTTTGTAGATGGTCTTACATCAAAATCAAGAATGTCTATATGCTCATCGACAAGTTTGTCTATCTTTATATCCTTTCCGTCAAACTTTATTGACACTCTTATATTTAAGTCACTAATCTTTGTCATGTGGCTATTATTATTAACTAAAACTTTATTAATTAAGTTTTTAGAATCACAGTGCATCAACATACCCATATAACTCGTAATTGATTTTGGGTTATTACGTTTTGACGCAAAGTTTTTCTTTATTCTCTTTCTTATTTTGGTATGACCAGGAGTAAAGACGAATCCACCGAAATCTATTCCTTCTGAAACGGGGAATATCCTGTAATTTTTCTTCATCTCCAATTTCTTTTCATACCACAGGTAATTTCTTATCCTCCACAGCCATTCATGCAACTGTTTCTTATCATGGGATAATATCACCATATCATCGGCAAATCTGAAATAATGCTTTACTTTGAACTGCTCCTTCACAACATGGTCCAAAGACCTTAATACCAAATGGCTTCCTATCTGAGCGTCAGGATTGCCAATAGCCAGACCTTTATTGCTATAATTAAGCGTATTCATAAGCCATAACGCATCCCTGTCTTTCAAATCTTTGCTGTATGCCTTCTTGTAAACGCTGTGCCTTACGGACGGATAAAACTTCTTAATATCCATTTTCAAAACGTATATTTTCCCGTTTTTGTCCATCTCAAGCAATGTCCGTTTCATCTTTCTCACAAGGGAATGCTTTTTTACCTTACTTGTAATTCCCCTTTTAGGCAGACAGTTATATGAATCAAGTGTAAGGCTTTTCGTCCATCTGTCCATCATGGGTATCAAAAGGCTGTGCTGGACAATCCTGTCCGGGTAAAACGGGAGTTTGTGTATCTCCCTTACCTTTCCTGCATCAGTCACTTTCTCTATCACCTCATACTTGCTTACATGGTATGATTTGTCTTTGAGCATCTGATAAACATTCTGATGATATTCATCCTTATGTTTCTCATAATCCCTCACACCCCTGTGATTTCTCTTTCCTTTCTTTGCCTTTTCAGCAGCAGAGACAATATTATCCATACTGCCTATCGTTTCAAAAATATTATTCAATCTTTTCATCTTACGTGCTTTTCTTTGTCCGTTGAGCCAAAGATAACTAACTTTCCATATACCTACAACTGTAAATGTACTAATAAGTTCCCATCCTCAAACAATGGGTTGTCTTGACATTTTTCATCTTCCTGACGAGGCTTCTGTATAGCAGTAATTTTTTTAGCACGTTAGCTGCCACCGATGTTCGTGTTCGCGTTCGAAGGATCATGGTTCAAATTACCATTCCGCAGAGAACAATTGCCGTTGTTCGACTTACCACCAAAGTAAACACCACCATTCTACAGACCGCCTTTTTTCAACTAACCGCCTTTGACAGACTTATTTAACTTTGCTGACGCATTTGGTTAGATTTTTATTATGCAAACTTAAACATTATTAATATAATTTGCAAGTTTTGGGATGAGGATTTTTCACTTCGTGAAAAATTAGGCTTGGGTTATTGTACAACGGAAGCAGCCACCGAGGTGCGTGAGCGCGCGCGAAGGATCAAGGTCCAAAGAACCACACCGCAGAGAACAAAAGCCGCCGTACGACCAACCACCAAAGTAAACACCACGCCTTCCAATCTTACCCGAACCTGCATTTCCCGTAAACCAGTTGTAATGGCATTCCCCCGTGTGAAGATTGCTTCCCTTGACCTCTCCAATAAGAGAGTTCTCAAAGTTCTTCGTTATATATCCTTCACCTCTAGCCATAGAACCGACAAAATCATACGTATTCTCAAAACCGTAAGATTCCCCGGGATTCTTTTCTGTGGCTACATTGTCCGTAGTCAGATTGTTCACGTCATAGGTCTGATAGATGTCTATGGATGTGGAATCGTGCATGACACAATCTATCCCACTGTACCACATCCATATATCTCCCCACCCGGCAATACGTCCGCGAATGATAGGCTGTGTGAAGCATATCTCTATTTCACGGTCTGTCACTGCCGCATTGTCAGGAATACTCCATCCGCTGGTTACAGTTGCATTGACAAACTTGGCTACGATACCCGACATCTCCCCGTCAGCCAATCCGTTATGACCTTGGAAGTTGTAATATTTGTATTTTGTGCTTTCATATTCAAACTCGGTGTCGGGAGCGACATTGTGTTCCTTTGCGTATGACATGGCAAGCTGTGCTTCAAACATCTTCATGCAAGGACGGTAGTTGTTTATTAATACGGCGAAATTATAAGACGTTCCTGTTTCGGACGCTCTAAATCCTTTCCCGTTCATATTGTAATACACATAGGTCTGACCGTCCGCCTTCTTGAATCTGACGCCTGTCATTTTTCCCCAACTTGACGCATCGGGGGCTGAATCGTTGGATGATATTCCTTTTCCGCAAACAGACTGTGCGTGTAAGTCTTTTGTTCTGAACTTAATGAACAGAAGCGTACACCACACTTCAAGGTCAAGAACGAAAGCATTTGCATAAGGATAGTTCTTCGTGATGTCCTGGTTCTTTGCCCTAGCATACTTCTCAAAATCAAAACGTGATACATGTGTCGTAGGCCACCCGTTTCCTTCCATTATGTTCACGCCTAGATTTCCTGCTGATGTTGTTCCTTTTACCGTGTTGTCAAAAATAGATCTCTGCTTCCCCTCCTTTATTATGGAATAACCGATACTCATTCCGAACGGTTTTATCTCTATGGCCGTATCGCCACCGTATGTAAACGGAGCGTCACTGACTAGCCTTCTTTCGTATGTATCATCCGTTCCTCCGTTGATTATCCAGAAAGGCTTGGTGTTTACAAGCATGATGTCACTTCCGTCATCTGTTACATCATCTCCGTTAATAACAATATTTGACGGGCTACCGTCAGCCATTTTGAAGAAATTGGTCTGGTCCAGGAATCCTACTACCTTACCGTCCTTTACCTTTGCCACACGGAAAGAGTTGAGGATAGGATGGGATTGTTTGAACTCTTCCTTTCCTATCCATGTCTGAAAGACCGGATCTGACTGTCCTCTTCTCATCTCCACTCCATATATATTCCCCTGCTGCATCTTTATCTGTTCGAGAAGGGTTTTGTAGTCATTGGTAAAGTCGTTTGTGGATAACGCCTTGCCGTCCACCTTGTCTACCTTCTTGTCTAGGGCTGCTTCCTGCGCGGTGGATACGGGCTTTTCGGCATCGGACGTATTGTCCACATTTGACAGACCTATATTGTCTTTCGTTATATTGACATTGCCCGTCCTGTAAGACTGTTCGGCATTACCTTTCACACCTATGACGGTATTCTTCTGTGCGCCTTTCTCTATCCCGTCAAGTTTATCTTTCAACTGGGTAGTAAAGTTATTGTCGGTATGCACATAGTTTTCGTCCTTTACCATGCCCTGTCTTATCTTGGACACCGTGACGGATTTGTTCTCTTTAGGGTCCCCTGTCACGCATGGTATCATCTCTTCTCCCGTAGCGGTTTCAACGGGAGGCATCTGTGAAATTTTAAGATTATCTTCCATTTTTTTTTATTCTGTTAGTATTAAACCATCGTTTTCAAGCAATATGCTGTATCCATTTTCAGTGATTACGGTATTCCGAAGAACCTCTAGCGTTATCCTTGAATCAGCAAGCTTCCATGAATTGTCAGAAAACGGCATATACCCGTCTTTCTTTACAGACAGCGACATCGTGCCATTTGCCATACCCCGTACTTTCACTGTACCATCAGACAACGTTTTGTATTGTATTCCACCAACAGTGACTACGGCATCTTGTATAGGAGAACCTGATACGTCCACCACGGTTATCGTTACGATAGCCTTCGGCATATAGTAGTCAATCAAATCCTGCTCGGTAAATCCGTCATCCTGTTTGGTGGGGACGGAATCGAACCCGAAGGAGTTGTAGAAAGCTGAACTAATCCATCCGCTATTATGGTCAGTATTGCTAAAGAATATAGGAGTTTTAGTTTTATCACCTGTCACATCATTGTTTACTATGGTGATTATTTGCTTTTTGTTTAACAAAGCGGAAACTCTTGTAGATTCATTCAGTGTTCCATCAATATAGGTCTTGCCGTTTGAGTTCCTACTATTATAAGCAATACTACCTTTGTCATTGAATACGGCAAACAGCCAAGGTTCAGTAGTATTCAGTCTTTGGTCATAGATAAACTTTCCATCAATGAACGGATTAATAGTAGTAAACAACACCTTAACGCCATGCTGTAAGTTCTGTATTTGCCCATAATCATCTACCCCGTCAGTTACTAGGGCGTTGGGATATCTAGGTATAAACTCTATTGTTACATCCATATCTCCTACACTTCCTGTAACTCCTATGGCATTGTATAATGATGTAGTTCCTTCTGGATAAGTCAATGTGACTTCATGTTCTCCGTTGTCAAAAGTATAAAATCCGCCATTTCTGTTTTCCAAACTAACTTGTCTGCCATCAGAAAGACCTGTAATCTTAAACTTATGCGTTGGGTTAGAGTTTGCCGGAACTATGTTTACCATGCTATCCGTAGTGGATAGTTTTTTAGTAATATGAATAATTCTGTTATCTGTAACAGTAACATTTGCTCTATCCGGAAGAATATTCATACTGGATATATCATATCCTCCCACTCCACTCATAGCTGCGAACAGGAAATTATTCAATTTCAATGGTCTGTTGTTCCCACTGAAATCCTGTAGATAAGGATTGGATTTCAATATCTCGTTGGTAGGTACGGATTGTCTTGTAGGAATTTCCTCTACCACAATATTGCAGTCCACATCATTCACATTATCGCCCGCCAAATAAAATCCGGGGTATGTTGTATTTGTAGAACTGTTATTAGTATATGATTTAATATCGTATTCTCCATCCTGTGTTATCTGAATACTATCATATCCTAATCTACCTTTTATAGTGAATCCCTCCGGAAGTCCGGTAACTTTTATCCTGTAAGAATCAACAGACTGTAATGGCAAGCATTTTATTTGCCAAAAACTAGTATTGACATTATTTGTTGGTGTATGGGTGATAGAACATCTGTTTACAGTCTTATCATAAGTTATCTTTCCTCCAAGGTTCACAAAAGGATTTGCATAAGTAACGCCAGGAATATAAACATCCACAGGCTTTGACATATCGTACCAGAATACCATGTGTTTTGGTATCCATTTTTCTATCACCTTGTTTATATCGGTTTTCCCTGTTCCTGCCGACTTGACAAGTCCAAGTTTTCCTATGTTAAAAAGCCCTATCTTTCTCATATTTCTCCCATTTTATTCCACTCTAGCCCATTCCTCGGATAAAAGCAGCTTCTCAAACTCTCTTGTGCCAGTGTCGTATGTGTCGTAAGGGAAAGGGTGTTCCGTTCCGTCATCAGGTAACGTCATAGGCATCACTTCCATAACCTTCTCGGTATGGATCATATAATACAGACCGTCTGTCGATTGTCTGAAAACGGACAGATCATCTTCCGAAAACATAATTTCGGCATCTATTTTTGGTACTATGGAAAACTGCATATTATTAATTTTATCTACTATCGCAAAGATAATTAAAAAAAAGTTAAACGTATTGGTTGCATACGGTTTTATGTCGTATATTTGCTGAAAATTAAAAAAAAATATAGCGATGAATGTACTTAGCCTTTTCGATGGAATGTCGTGCGGACGGATAACACTTTCCGAACTTGGCATTCCTGTAGAAAAATACTATGCGTCCGAAGTGGACAAGTTTGCCATAAAGGCAACCATGCAGAACTTTCCTGACACCATACAGCTTGGTGATGTAAGAGAACTTGAAATAAGCAGACTGGATAAGATAGACTTGATAATCGGAGGATCTCCATGTACGAACCTGTCCATGTCAGGCAAGAGAAAAGGGCTTTCAACGAAAGAAGGCATGGAGGTTTTAGACTTGCAAACGTATCTTGAATTGAAGGAGAACGGTTTCGAGTTTGAAGGGCAATCCTATCTGTTTTGGGAATACATACGTATATACCACGAACTTATTGAGCGTGGTGACAATCCCAAGTTCTTCCTTGAAAATGTGGAAATGGGAAAGAAATGGGAATCTGTGTTCAATGAAACAATAGGGAGGAAAGGGATACATATCAACTCCGCACTTGTATCGGCACAAAACAGAAGGCGCATATACTGGACGGATATTCATGACGATATTCCACAGCCGGAAGATAGGGGTATATTGTTAAGGGATATTCTTGAAGAAGAGGTTGATGAAAAATATTTTTTGAGCAGAAAAATGATAGATTGGCTGAATATTCACAAGAAAAAACGGAATGTGGAAATAAGGTTGTTAGATGGCGACGATAAAAGTCATTGTCTGACAGTTTCGGGGCAGGTCAAAGGAAATTTAAGCACGGATTATATCTGTGTAGCCATGAGAGGACGGGAAGCATCATATCTTACCCCTAAAAGGACAGAATATGGTAAACAGATAAGGAAAGAGCATGAAGCTGGACTTGTAAAGGAACAGAGAAAGAATATTCAGCAACTTGAACCACGTAATGATAGTAAGACAAATTGTCTTACAACCGTTCAAAAAGACAATTTGATAATTGTTTCTGAAAAAGAAACATCAAACAATTCATATAACCAAATAGGGGGGGGCAAGGATAAGACGTCTTACCCCAACCGAGTGTGCACGGCTTCAAACTATTCCCGAATGGTATATATGGGATGGAATATCCGATACTCAGCGTTACAAGATGCTTGGTAACGGATGGAACGTAGAAACAATAAAACACATCTTTAAATATATTAAACAATGAACGCAATAGTTAGTCATATATTCGCATTTCTGTGCGGATGCTCGTTTGTCATACTTGGAGCAATTTATATTGGAACGAAAGGGGATTGAATGGAATAATAATTGGCGGAGTGCTGCATGAAATGGTTGAATCATTCAATATAATCGTGGGAAAGTAACGGATATTAACTCCCCCTTACTGATAAACGGTAAGGGGAGTGATATTGTTTAACCCGGACCCATAGAAAGAAGCAATGTACTATCTTTATATGCAGCACTGTTAAGGCTTACCAAATTGCTATTAATGCAATATTTTTTACTTCTAGAACAATAAGTAAAAAATATAGAACAATAAGGAATATTCATAGAAAAATAAGGGTAAATTATTTACATTTTTATTTACAAATAAAATATGAATATATTGAAGTCGGAAAAACAAGTATAAAACAGATAGCTTTTATAGATTTCTACTGCCTGATGTATTTTTCCGGGGATTTTTGAGATTTTATTTGATTTTGTTTTACATTTCTACGTTTAGAATACTTCTGGTTAGCCCTTGTCAGATCCTTGATGATCGTTTCATCAAACACTTCCGAATATATCTCTGTAGTCTTGACCGATGTATGCCCCAAGAGTTTTTGGACGGTGGTTATCGGAACGCCTTGGTGAACCAAGAGAGTGGCACAAGTGTGTCTGCTTGTGTGGTAGGTGAACTTCTTGCCGATATGCGCCATTCTTCCCAATTTCTGCAATGTCCGATTAGTGTCCGAATTGCAACCTAATGCAGCCAGTTGTTCGATGCTGTCGTACTTCCGCATTATGCCCAGTGCCTTTCCGTTAAATAATAGATATAGCGGGATATTAAGTTTCACACCTGTTTTGACACTGTTCAACACTAACCATTCTTTTCCGTCTATCGTTATCAGATTTTTATAGGTAAGTTGTTTAAAATCGGAGAATCTCAATCCGCAATAGCAGCAGAAGAGAAATGCGTCCAGTATGTGCCGGCTGTTGTTCTTCCTGTCCGGCAGTTTAAGATTTTCCAATTTTTCCAAGTCGGCAGGCATCAGGAAGTTATGTTCCTTCTTCTCCCTCTTGATCTTGAACTTACGGAAAGGATATGCCTCCTGTAATATATAGCCTTCGTTAATCGCCTCATTCACCAAGGTACGAAGTATTCTCATGTGTTTCCCTACCGTGTTTACTTTCAATCCCTTGTTACGCAAGAATGCGTCAAATTCCTTTAGAAACGTATAATTGATGTCCGTGAACTCTATCACGTTCCGAAATTCCTTCAAAGTGGCTACCGTGCCCAGCATGTTATCCTTGGTTCCCGGTTTCCTATCTGAATTCTCTATCGTTTGTATCGCAAACTTTAAAAACGACACAACTGGTTTAATTCCCTTTTTTACAGCCTCCTTTAACGTGGAAAGGTTTGATTCAAGCCCTCTTTTCCAGTAGCTAAGTTCTATAGCCTGCAACTCCAGTATCTTCTCGTATAGCATTGCGTTAAGCTCATTCGATTGCGGGTGGTTGATTACTTGGGCACCATCCTTACTCCAACACTCCGGCTTTAGATAAACATTGGTTTTAAAATATACCTTTCTCTGATTCAAATAGGCTTCTATTTGGACTAGGGCTGTCCCTTGTCGATTTAACTTGTTTTGTCGGTTATAAACCAAACGGTATCTGATCTTCTCTAACATATTCAACTTTTTGTTTTAAAGTTAAAAGAATCTTCTGTATTTACAAAATAAATCACAAAAAATGCTTCTGGGAGAACTGTTAGGGATAAATGATACATGGTACAGAAGGAGATCTGGTAGTATTACTGATTTTAATGAATTTAAGGATATTGGATATATGTTTGTTGATAAAGTCCAATCAATGGATAATAAACCCAATACATCAAGTAATTACGGATTTTTGGAAACGATTGCTCTTAATGATGTCACCCTCAAGCAAACTCATGTAGATTTTCAGAGCAAATTTTTTATTCGAGTATGTAATAATGGAACTTGGACTGATTGGAAACAAATACAAACAACATAATCTTAAAAATCAGTCATATTTTAATGAAATAAAACAGACGGGTGCCGGTCCACACCCGTCCGCTCCTCATGTTACCAAATAATTATAGTATTTCTACATTTTCAGCATCATCCAGATTCTCATCAACTATATTCATGGATGAAGACAGGTCAACAAAACTAGAATCCAAAAACAAAGCACTTACACGAAATGAAGCTGTGTTTGTCTTACTCCGAACGAAGAGGGAACCATCTTTTCGTTTGAACTCTATTTCAGAAGTTATACTACCGTTGACTTTCCTTATGATATAGGAGTTACCAGTATTACTATTAATAAAGAACATACCTGTAACGCCACCCCAATATATATACAATATTACACCGACATAGGAGTTGCCTGAATTCGCTATGCGAACGATACATACTTCTTGAACAGAGCCTTTATTGCAAGCCAATACAGGAGAAAGAACACCTTTCCTTAATAGCCCTTCACTTCCTAAATTGGCAATCGGCATTAGTCCTTCCAGCTCTCAAATATTGCTAAATTCTTGTCAAGATATAGGAATTTCGATTGCGCCGGATGGTAAATCTAGATTGTTTTCATGGCTTAGATTGAGCCCCCCATTCGTGCCAATGCACAATGTACTGATATACACGTATGCTGATGATTTTACATAAACAATGGTTTTGTTCTCTTTTTTTTGATAATAAACATTAGTTAAATAGGTTCCTCTTTTTATCGAATTAACGGATAGACCATCGCTATATCCTGTTAATAAAACAACAGACGGAGATGAATTTTCATGGTTCTTAAATACTGAAATAAGCATTGATATTCCTGTTGTATCATTTTCAAATTCGGCAATTTTACAATACTTCTGCTGGTCTTTTTGATATGAAGTGGTCATTCTTTGAATTGATGGCATCAATCCATCTTTTTCACTCGTTGCAACACCTATCAGTCCTCCCAGTATTGAGGCATTGGCTTTCAACGCCTCACTTAATTCCATCTTTTCCATAATATTTTTTATTTACCAGTTTCCAAATTGTTTTTCTTATAATCCTGCCATGAGTCGGCGAGCTGCCCCACCGAAGCGGAAGTGTAGAGGTCAAGTATATGAATCTCGTCATCGGCAAGCTCCACAAGCTCGTTCCGATAGATCTTCTCCGCAAGCACGTGCGCCGGAAGACCGGGCACGTTCCTGTAAATGCCGTCAGCAATATCCTTACGGATATCCGCTATCACCATATCCTGTCTGTCTATCCCCGTGAACAGGGGAAATTTTGTAAAATCAACTTTCATAATATTCTTAATTAAATTCATACTGTTATCCGCAATAAAACATAACCCAGTGATTACCCATACATTTAACGAATCCGGACGCATAATCCAGATCAATGGAGGACATCACATTTCCTCCGGGGGCAGGCACGATGCGTCCTCCCTTAAGTCTTACCCCGCCGTTCATACGTTTGAAGTATATGGTATGTCCCGGAACATCCGGAGGAAGTGTCACTTCTATATTACCCGTATTAAGAAACATCACATTGTCATCATTGTTATTCAGGGAGGTGCTGACGGATATGTTCCTCCAGTTGCCCACTATGCCACGAAGAGATACATAACTGTCATTGTCCGGATGAAGGAAAATGTTACCGCCTTCCACGAACAGGGGAATGCTCGGGGTCTTGATGTGCATCCCGATCATGGCATTCGGACTCTGTATGTCAATTCCAGCATCATACTTAATCCCTTCAATCGTGACATACTTCGTAGCCCCTCCAATTTTTACGCTTGCGAATGTCCTGTCGTTATAAAACTCAATCTGCCCGGCGGATAACTTGAACCCGACATAAGTATCTGTTGTATCCTTATAAAGAGTTTTTGAGGACAACATGCCGGAATCTATGGAAAACGGACCGATACGTCCGCTATCCGCCGTGATTTTTCCGCTGATGTCCACGTTGACCGCCCTGATACCGTCCGCATCAATCATGGACGCCTTGATCTTCTCGGTCAGCAACAGCTTGGTGGCGATAAAAGTCCAGCTCTGTGCTACCTCCCAGTATTTTATTTTTCCCGAAGCCACATTCTGTTTGGGGGTCTCCGTCGAAACCGACGTATGCGAACGGATGCACAGGTACAGCAGGTTGTCATAAAGTACAATGTCGTAAAACAGCTGCCCTTGCTTGCCCTCCAGGTAAGACACAGACGCCCCCCATACACGCATACGCATGCGCGCCCCCTTATCTCCCTTGTCACCTTTTGGAGCAAAACTGACCTGTCCGGTTCTAGTCACCAACGGCATATCACCTCCTTATTCCTTGGTTGTGATGGTCCATGCCACGTTGCCTCCTGCCTGCTGGCACATGTCCCAAGTACACGTGCCGGAAGTGGCTGCTGTACCGGAAGTAGACGGGTTAAGGACTACTCCTGCACTGTCCATGAACACGAAATAGAAAGTCATGTCCTTGTACTTGGTGGTACTCCCACGCTTGACCAGAATGGGCTTATAGACCACCGTGTCACCACTTTCCCGGATGGTCTCGTCCTCGGGCGTGGGATTCAGGATCAAATCAAACGGATCGGACGCATCCATTACGGACTGCGTGTCCTGACCGATGAGCTTGCCGCCCTGGTACACCTCCGCCTTGAACACCCCTGTCGTGTCAACCATATCGTTGGTGACGGTCAATGTCTGCGTGGTCTTTCCGCTCAGCACGCTCCACGCACCGTTGACCTGGTTGTACCACTTGTAGGTCAAGCCTGTAGTGATCTCGTCACTGCCCATACGCGCTACGGCTTTCAGAATACAGCTCTGCCCTTTGTCCCGAAGGGTAAAATACTTGTTGTCACCGGCAATGATCGTCACATGCTTTTGGTTCCCGACCCCCTTGGTGATGGGGATGCTATAGACGAACTGGACGGTGTCGCTGGTATTCCCTACGGTCACGGTGGCTTCACCCTTGATGGTACAAGAGGCCGCTCCGCTCGCCTTGACCAGGTTCTTGACGATCTGCAATCCGTAGTAATCCGTCGTACCGAACTGGTAAGGGATAAACTTGAAATGTCCCGTCTCACCGCCAAACGTGTTGGTGGAGACATTGCCCGAGAACTTGATCTCGACATCATTGAAATACCATTTCATGGAGGAAGGGACCACCAGCCCTTCCGCCACCCGCGAAGAGGTGAGAATGAAGGACAAGACAGGCTTGAGCGATACGAAGTCCGGCGCGATGTTTGTCGGCGCGGACGCTTCGCCCATATACTCCTGATACAGATCTCCCTGATTACACTGGATTGACGGCATATAAACGCCGCCCTTTTGCGAAAATATGACCTGCCCGGTCGCGCTGCCCAAACTCATGACGCTCCTCCTTCCCCGGTTGTTTCCGTACTATCCGTGCCTTCGGAGCTCTCTCCCCAAGAGGCCGGTGTGAATACTTCGACGGGATGGTCCGTACCGTCTATCTCTTCTTTCGCCGCCTGCGGGGTCAGACAGATGCCGCCCACTTCCTTGGCTCTCTCAAATACAGTGTCGCCGGGGAAACGTGCCACGTCCG